CTTAAAAACAATTCATCTAAAGCTCTCATTTCACTTGTTATTTCATATAATTTCATTATTCTTCCTCCCATTCTAAATCATCATAAGCATATCTAACTGCTCTATCTATAATTTCTTGTCTTGATAAGCCACTTTCTTCAACCATTTCATCAACATATTCAAGAGTAGAATTTCTAACTCTTATAACTTCTGTAGTTCTTCCTGCAACTCTCTTTTCTCTTTTCTTTGGTAATGTAAACATACTCTAACTTCTCTCCTTATCTAATCATCGTTAAAGGCATAACGATATAGTCAACCTTATCTTTACTAAACTTAACAGCACAGTTACTATTTTTTCCTATTGCTAAATCAAACTTACTATTTTTAGTCCATTTGAACCACAAGTCTAAGTATTTACAGTTTAAATCAGTTATTAAACTTGTTCTATCTTTCTCTAGCTCTAGTATTTCCAAAACTAACTTAGAATCTTCATTTGGATAAGCTTCAACAGTTACTTTTCCATTTTCAAAGTTAAAGTATTTTTTGTAACGCTCTTGTCCAGCTGGAGTTTTTAACATCTTCCAAACTACGTTTTCAGTAAAATTAATGAGAGGATATGCTTCAGAATGGCTTTCATATTCTAAGTCTTCAACTACTTTAGATATGTCAGGAACTTTTATATCCTTCATAGGTTCATACTCAGTAACTTCCATTTCTACCTGAACTGCGATTTTTCCATCTTTAAGTACAGCTATCGAGTTAGCCTTTTTTAAGTTGTCTAGTATGTCGTATATACGGATAGTGTCTGACCCTGGTAACTCTTCATGTGAGTCTTTTACTGTTGCTAGTCTATATGTATCTGTAAATCCAGCATACTTTCCAGCAACTATCAAACCTTTAAGTTCTCCAGATTTTGCAATACTAGCGAAGTGATTTAACGCTTTTATCTCATCTTTTTTCAAAACTAGAACTTGTTTTCCCATATTTTCAGAATTGTATTCAATTATATTCATTTCTTCTCCTTCCTTAATTCTGCTAACTTAATTCTTATTTTTGCTATATTCAAACCTGTTTTTGTGAGTTCAGCAATTGAACTAATTAACTTGCATTTATTAAGAACTTTTAATTCGTTTCTAGTCACACAGATTAAATTGTCCACATCAAGATTAGTTTTATCTCCGTCAGCGAAGATAATTACAGAGCCTTTTGGAATCTTCTTTTTATGGCGTTCTTCCCAAATTATTCTATGTTTTAAAACCCATTTTCTCGGATCAGCTATTTTTATAAAGGTATAACCATCTATAAGTCTTTCACTTCCAACAGGCTTCCAATTCTTCGGCCTATTCCCTTTTTTGAAAGAAGTTCTGTTAGCTCCCATATACCCCTTCTTCCCCTTATTCCACGGGATAGATCCTTTTTTATAAAGGCAACCTCTTGTTCCAGTGTGGATTTTCTTTCTACTAAGAAGGCTTTTTATTATTTCTGTAGTTACACCTAAATTAAACTTAATGTTGAAAAGCTCCGTTATTTCTTTATATGTTTTCCCTGGAGTAACTTCTTTCAAAAATTCAATCATTTCATCAGTGTATTTTTTCATAATCTACCTTTCACTTAATCCTTCTTTTTACTTTTTAATTTCCAAGCAGCATGTTTTAATTTAACTATTCCTAGCCCTACTTTAGTTAAGTCTGCATCATCTTTTTTTAATCTATGTAAATTAAGTTGTCTCAATTCATTTCTTGATATACAGATTAAATTATCTATATCGAAATTAGATTTATTTCCATCTGCAAAGATGATTACATGATTAGATGGGATTTCTCCGTGAGTTTTTTTCCAAATAACTCTTTGTTTATATTCCCAAAAGTTTGGAGCTTTTGTTTTTACTATAGTGTATCCGTCATTAGTTATGTACTCGCTCCCAACTGGCTTTTCTATCCAAATAACATCTCCATTTTTATCATATCTCCTAGGCTTTACACCTGTTTTAATTCCTTTGTTCCATGCGGAAAAACCTCTTTTAAAACAACCTGCATTATATTTTTCGTATTTGTAATCTACGTTTACCCTCCTTAAGCATTTACTGAAGTAGTTAATGTTTATAGTCTCAACACCATATTTTTCTTTTAAAAGAGTAGCTAATTCTTTTAAAGGTTTTTCACCTTTAAAACTTTTTAGAAAATCAATCATTTCAGCAGTATACTTCATAGATTACCCCTCCAGCATTTCAGGAAGTTTAACATCTGCCCCTTGCATACTGTCTTTTGCCTTTATAGCTTGTAATGCAAGATGTGCATTACCAACTATTGCTGATGCTACACTTACCATTGCTTTTGTCCTTTTCATCTCATTTTCTAAATTTTCTCCTTCTAACTCCTCTTCATTCAATCTTTCCATTTGTGCAAAGAGATAATTGTTTAAATCTGTTAGTGTATTTTTCATAATATCCTCCTATCAAAATACTTTGTTATAAGCAGCTTTCGTTAATCCTTCTGTTTCATCTAAATAAATTTGCGTTGTATCTAATTTTGCATGCCCTAAAAGATTTTTTATGTCTATAATAGACATTCCTTTTTTCCATGCAGTCGTGGCAAAAGTTCTTCTAAATCTGTGTGGGTGAACATTATTAACTCCAGCTTCTCTACCAGCCTGCCTAATCATTATTTCAACTCCGCTAATTTGTAATTTTTTATATGGTTTTAAAAGAGATACGAAAATATGCTTCTCTTTTGTATCTAAATGCTGTCTTTCTTCTAAATATTCTTTAAGATAAAACTCAGCTTCTTCATTGAAATATACAGTTCTGTATTTTCTACCTTTTTCAAAGACTGTTATAGTTTTATCAGAGAAGTTTATGTCATCAAATTTTAGACCACACAGACCACCAACCCTTATTCCGCTGTGTAACAAAAGTTCAAAGATAGCTCTATCTCTTTTATTAGTAAAAACTTTTCTTAATTTTGCCAATTCTGTTGCAGAAAATGCTTTTTTCTTTTCTCTAACTTCATTTATTTTTTTTACCCGAGCCATTGGATTTTTGAGAATAAAGTCGAATTCTTGCAAAAAAGTAAAAAATGAACTTAAATTTCTTCTTAAATTATTCGCTGTCGTAGAAGTAACCTTATCTTTATACATTTTTGACCCTAAAAAGCTTATAACATCATTAGAGGTAACAGTTTGGAAAGGTTTATTTCTTAAAAAAGCATTAAAAATTTCGAGAGTTAAAACATAATATTTTATAGTTCTATCACTTAAATTTTGTACCTTTTTTTGTATAACAAATTGTTTAATTAATTCTAAATTTCCTTGTCCATCGCTTACTACTAAAGCATTTTCATTCTTATGTAAAACACTTCTTAAAATGCTTTCTATTTTAAAAGCTTCATCATCAGAAAAGCTCTTTAATAATTCATATTTAAATTCTGTTATTAAATTTTCTTCCATATCTATTCCTTTCTAAAAAAGCAAATTATTAAAAGTAAACCAACTACCAAATGTCTCCCCTGTTAGTGCATTTTTGTTCTCACATTTAGCAGTAGCTCCAGCAAGAGTTAGTTGTATGTATGCCATTTGTATTGCATTCTCATCTAAATCGCTACAAACAACTAACACATTTTTCTGATAGTTAATTCCTTTTTCTTTCAAAACCGCTAACAATCCTAACAATAAGCAACCTGACCCACACGCTTGATCTGTTATCTTTATTCTGCCTTCTTCTAATTTCTTTATTACATCAGAAACTTGAGTTTCAGCCATCATTTTAGCTAAGTGAAAAGGCGTAAAGAATTGCCCTTTCATTTTGTTATGCACTCCTAGTTGATGATGAATCTTACCTAGATAATCATCAATATTTTTTTCAAAAAGCATTACTAACTCTGCATGACATTCATAAAACATTTGCATAGTTTTAGCTCCATGCTTCTCTTCTAACCTTTTAAATTTATCTTCTCTATCTTCATAGCCTTCTGTATTGCAAGTATTGGCATAAGCATAGAACATAGATTTTATCCAATCAAAAAAGATTTCATCAAAGTTGTACTTTTGATCCGTACTTTGAATCTTCTTTACTATATTGTTTATAGATAGATCCGTTTTTTCTTTTTCTTCTTTATATAACTCAGATTCATTTTTAGTCATCTTTTCTTTCCTTCCAGTCCATTTCTTCTGCTTCTTTTTTCTCTCTGTATAACTTAATTGCCATACCTTTTGCACTGTAATTTCTAAGCCCAAGGACTTTTTCACGACTTCTTTTTTTGTAAGCTGCATTTTGCTTTGATTTTTCTCTCCAGTACTGCTTTTCACATACGGCTGAGCAATACTTAACTCTTTTATCTTTTATATCTGTGACATAGACATGAGCTCCACAATGAGCACAAACAAACTCTCTTGGGCAGTCTACATTATCATAAAATTGATTAACTTTTATTCCCACACTTAATCACCTACATACTCCCCATATCTATGAGAAAAGAAATTAGGCACATCTTTTTTTTCCTTTGGAACTCTCAAGTCTATGAAATTTAAAAGTGAAACATACCCTCTAACCAATCTCACATCTATGATAAAATCGTCTCCTTTTATATATAAGCCTGTATCCAATATCTCTGCAGTAGGATCATAGTTTGTTACTGCTGCAAACTTATAGAACTTTTCTGGACCGATATCATATTTCCCTGACAAGAATACTTCTTTTATATCTGCATAACATCTACCATTGTTTTTTAATTCACTTTGTACACACTCAAGTAAATTTATTGTTATCATATTTTTCTCCCTTGTTTTTTCATAAGATTTAATGTATAATTTAGATGAAATATGTTACCTAAATATTTTTTCTTGAGACATCTGTATTTGTTTGGTCACTTACTACAGATGTTTTTTTTTTGTTATATGCAGCTAATATGTTAGCTATTACCAATGCTAATTTCTTCATAACTCTTCTCCTTTATGTTTATCAAACCAATCTGCCAACTTATCTTTAATTACTAAGTGCTTTACACCAACCTTTACAAAAGGAAAATCAGCATATTCTCTAGCAATCTGTTTCAACTTTTGTAATCCTATTCCTGTAATTTTTGCTGTTTCTGGCATCGTCAACATCATTTTTTCTGACATCTTAATCTCTCCTTTCTAGTTAATTTTTGCTGCCAGCTGAGTAATAATATCCTGGCATTTATTCTCATAATATGTTGAGTTATTGCATCTAGCATCATCAGATTTAAAACTTATAATCCCATAAGACCAGTCATCTATAAAATAGCTCATTTCTGGAGTCATTGAGACTTGATTAATATCATCTTCAGGATTTAAAACTACATAAGCCTGATATTTTTCAGAAGTGGTATTAAGTGCAACTACATATTTATGATTTTTAAACAAACTTTCACGAGCAATAAATGATCCTTTTACAACTCCCATTCTGCATCTTCCTCCCATATAAGCCCTTCAAAGTCATACAACTCTACGTACTTCATGTACGCCCCAAAAATAACTTTAAGCAACCATACAGTTTTATATTTAATTACATCTAAAAGAGTTGCTTTTTTACTTTCTTTCAAAAGTTCTCTTGCTGCTATTTCGCTTCTAGTCATTTTCTCCATCCCATAACTCTAAAATTTGAATAATAGCCAGAGCTCTTTTTAAACTCAAACCTTTTAACTCTGCTCTGCCCCAATATTTATCTAAGATTTTGTTATTTAGCATTTTTTCCTCCTATTTTCCACAGTACTTAAATTGCCCCTTAAAGCCTTTCACAGTTTCAACTCCCAAGAATCCGAAGCCATTAGATCCTTGAGTGCACCATCTTTTTTCATACTCATTAACTTCATCTATAGTTCCGATAAAGTCATAACTGTCCCAGCTTCCGTCTCTGTCACAAGCACTAAGCTGATTAATCCCGAATAGCTCTTTAAAAGCAATCGGTCTACTAGCTTTGTGTCCAAAAATTCCAAATATATTTTCTAGTTTTCTCATTTTTCCCACCTCATTTAAAAGCTTTTTCTTATATAATTAATATAGTCGTCTTCAATCTTTTCAAGCATTTGCTCAATTTCATACTCCCTAGCATTTTTAAAATTAGATTCAATTTCTTTTTTATCCACTTCTATAATGCCTTGTCTTTCCATTTCCTTAACTAAATTTGTTAATATTTTTTCTATTTTTTCTCTATTTTCAATATACATATGTTTTTACTCCTTTAATGCTTCATTCCTTTATAAAGCTTATCCAAGTTTTCTAATGCCGCATCTTTCATTTCATGTTTACTAACTGCTAAAACATCTTTGATATTTGAGTACCAAATTTCAGCTGTTTTTTTTATCGGAATAGTGGTTGTAGTCAATTCCTAAAAAGTCCATTTGCATTTTTTGGCTTAATACCACTAATCCGAATATTATTCTTGCTTCATGATTTTTAAAATATAAATCTTCCATTTTTCCTTCCTTTCTTTTACCTGTGATATAATCATCTCAGAGGAGGTGATTATTTTGAAAAAAGATATTGATTTTGATAAAATCTCAGAAGAAGTCTTAACTGAGTTTTTAGCTTCTATAAAAACTGATAGTGAAGCAGCTAAAATGCAAATAGAAAGTATAGCTATGATTTCTTCTAAGATTTGCTCTTTAATGTTTGCAAAGTATCATCAAGAGCTTTTGAAAGATTAAGTCTTCTTAATTTTTCTTTCTCTTCAATTTTCAACTCTAAACTATATACAGTAGTTTGGAGTTGTTTTTTTATTTGCTTTCTTATATATCTTTTATATTTTCTTGATTTTTGTTTCATACTTCTCCTTTTTTGATTACCAAGGTTCAAACATGTCGCACAGTTGGTTTCCATCGCAATCACTATGGATGCAGTCAGCACATGTATATCCTTCTCTACGATACCCATTCGCATACTCGTCATCAGTTCTGTCATCATTTTCTATCCCTGTTTTTTCTAACTCTTCTTCATTTTCTAGATCTTCGTTTTCTAATTCATCTTCATAAATTTCGTTCACAATAAATCCTCCTTTTTTATTTTCTTCAAATTTAATTTCATCTGAATTTTTTTCTTTCATGTTTTCTCCTTTCTTAGTTTATTAAAACTAAACTTTTTTTATAAAAAAATATAAGCTTACTTCATCTTCTGGAATTTTTAACAGAATAATTGATTTTTGAATTTCTGATTGCGTAAAATCAACTTTATTATTTAATTTAGCAGAGAGACTCGCTTTAGATACTCCTAGAGCTTCTGCAAATTTATAATTAGTCTTATATACTTCTGTTATTTTTCCTTCTAATTTACTATAATCAAACATATCATCACCTACCTTTTTTAGTTTAGATTAACTAAACTTAATATAACATACTAATTTTTTTTTGTCAATAAGAAAGTTTAGTTTTCTTGAATTAAAATAAATAAATGTTGATTTTAATTAAACTTTATTATATAATTAATTAAAATCAATGATCTCAAAAGGAGGTTTGAGTTATGAAAGGTAAATGTTCTGATAGAATAAAAGAAGCTCTAAATTTAAGAAATATGAAACCAATTGAATTAGTAGAACAAAGCAATATAAAAAAATCAGCCTTGAGCCAATACATGTCGGGAAAAATAACTCCAAGACAGAAAGCACTTGATGCTATGGCAAAAGTTTTAAACGTTAGTCCTGCATGGTTAATGGGATTTGATGTTCCTATGGAAAGGGAAGGTATTCTTAATGATGCTAAAATTCAAGAAACACATGATACATATCTAAAGACAGAATTGAAAGGTGAATTTACAATAACTGAAAATATAAACGATGAATATATAAGAATTTTAAATGTGGAAAATGAAAAAGCAAATGAAACAATTTATAATTTAAAAAGAAACGAATATGCTAGTAAAATAATTGATAAAATAAAAATTAGTTTTAGTTTGAATGATGTAAATTATACTGATGATGATGTTTACAAGTTCATTAAATTATTTAAAGAATATAAAAAACTATCTGATGATAAACAAAAAGAAATAGACAGTATTATTTACGGTAAAAACGAACTTACTAAAAGTATTGATTCTTTTAATCTTTTTGAATTGAAGAAAAAAACCAAAAACAAAAAGATTTTATCAAAGAGTTTTTATAAATTATCAACCGTGTCAGATAATACAAAGTTTACTAAATACATTAATCCTTTCAATATAATAAAAGATATGCGAACATATATTGTTTATATTCCTGAAGATGAATGTTTAGACACTGAAAATTTCTTAAGAGAAAATCTTCCAGAAGCAACTGTAGAAAAAGTCGCTGATAATAATTTAAGTTTACATTCTGACTAATAAAAAACAAACTACATACATTTTAAAAAAGAGGTGATTAAATGACTAAACTATATAAAGTTATAAAACTACTTTCAGATAATTCTTTGATTGTAGATTATGGAAAAAATGATGGAGCTTATGAAGGAGAAGATTTAAGAATTTTTACTCCTGGTGAAGAAGTTGTTTTTCAAGGGACAAACTATGGAACTTTAGATTCAATAAAAGCTGATATAGAAATTG